TTTCTAACATTAGTTCAAAGTTCTGCTTGAATTTGGATTCATCAATAGAAAATTTCTTGACTTGTGAAGATTCAAAACATGGCTCTTGATTTTTGTTATTTCCATCAGTACCAGAGCTATCACGTTTATTTAATAGACATAATGCAGACATATGAAAGTCATGTACTACTACATAGCCGTCATTATCAATTTCAGAAGAGTCAAATACTATCTCCATTGATTGATTAAAATAAATCTCGTCATTATATGATGCTTCCATAATTGGATAGCGGTGTGTCCATAAAATAATATCAACAGAAAAATATTTTCGTTGTATACCTGATTTTTCGGTAATTAAATCTTTTGAAGGATTACAATCTTCTGGTATAACACCGTAAGGAACGGTTTCGTCAATAAAATCAATTCCCTCATTGCTAAGGATTATTTTTCTGTCATGTGATCCAACATAGAAATTACCGTCATCATCTTTCATAAGATGCGCCACTACGGGTATATTTGCATATCCTTTTTTTGCAATAAATTTATCCAACGCATCTTCAGTAATGTCAGAATAATTTCTATTACGTCCTGTATAAAATACACTGCATCTACAACGTGTGAAATCTTCATTCAGAACTTCAAAGTTGGAAAATTTTGCAGTCATTTCGATATTCTTTAAATCATGTTTACTCACTTAATATGTAGTCCTCCTTCCCTTAAAATTTGACTGTTTTTGACACAAAAAAAGAACTTTGCTCAAATTTTGAGTTAAGTTCTTTCATCAATTCATTCGTCTGTATAAAAACGAATACTTCTTTATTATCTATATTTCTTTTTGTATATTTGAAACCAAACGATAGAAGAGTATCAGCTTTGGTTTTATCTAAAATCAATACCTCACCCATATATAAAATCACCAACTTTCTCAAATGCGATTATCAGGATCGTTTGTATCATTTTCACGAGTTGCTTCACCAGCAGCACTCAAATCTCCATCATCCATAGTAGGTCTACCACCATCATCAGATTTATCTCCTGAAGCAGATGTGGTATATGATGATTTTAGCGGATTCCATAAATCAAATATGTCTTTAAATATCTTACCTTCATGAAGTGTATTTCCGATCATAGCAGAGGGAGATATACCACTTGCAGCACACAATCTTTCTTTATTTGGAGTGCTTGCTTGTGCTAATTTAAGTTCTCTGCTGATTACATCAGACTCATTAAATATAGTAATATCAAGTATTTTGTAAATAAACTGATATGAAGGATAAATGAATTTGCGTAATTTCATTTGTAAACTCATCCAATTTTCTAGCATACGATAAATCCTAAAGATATCGGCACTATCATTTGTAATTGATAGTTTCAATTCAGATCCACTAGATGCGCCGGACATAAGAGCTTCACTAACACCCTGATTTGCATACATTTGAGTAGTAGCATCAGCTACTTTGTCCCTGTCATCAGAATTGCTAGATGAAAATTCTACTGACTTAACTTCTCCCGGATAGGGCAGTACTCCGATGTTCTCTTGGACAACATTGAGGGCAGTTTCGACATAGGGGGTAAGCATACCATCATCCATTGTTACTTCTCCATCTTTCATTGGAACAGGAAGAACTAATAACTTGTATGCATCGTTTACAGCCTTGCTTTTTGCTAAATCCTTATATTCATCGATCAAAAGAATATCTGCAATCATTGGGAAAAATGGTGGGAAGAGGTGGAGAAAATTATTATTATACTTTATACAAAATCCATTTTCATAAGGAATATCTACAAGATTATTTAAAGATATATTTTTGGATTGCTCTAATAGATTTTGTAATTCAGATGGAAGAGTATCATAATATGTATTTGATAGCAGACTTCTATTTATGGCAAATTCAAATACATTGCCATTTACTATTTTTCTGATTTCACAGTAACGAGGATCAAGGAAGAAGTATGAGACATCTAAATCAGTTTCAACAACAAATGCGAAGCAAGCATCATTCAAATACATTCTTTTGGTAATATCATGAATATTATTTGCTAAATTGAATTTACTTGCCTGATAAGCAAATTTTATGAAAGTCTTTTTATATGTATTTTCATTTACTTTAAGAAACGATATATCCGTAATTTCTTTATCTATATAATAATTTAGTTTTGGCATATTTGAAAAATAATCTATAAGCCTTCGCATATATCCAGATTTTTGATACATATAATCCATCAATTTTAATATCTGCGTTCCGTATCTTTCTGGGTACTGGCACATATTTAATATCTGTTGCCTTGAAAATCCACAAATACGCTGTGGGCGAATAGATTTATTTATTGCAAGTTCTGACAATACTAAGCGTTTAATGACTGCAAAATCCATAGATTTTGTTTTGCCAGATGTGAAATTGTCAAATGCTTGCTTATCTGAATTATGTAGAGCAGATGCTTGTTCATCGGTTATTGCGGATGGTTCAGACTTATTTTGTTTTGTACTTATTTATCTCACCTTCTTCCTTTTTAAAATTTTTATGAAAATTAGTATGATCTTACTATGGATGGTCTACGAGCCATTGAGAGAATAGCAGAGTGGCTATTAATATTTTTCTTTGGCTTTTGATTTATTTCTATCTGTCGTGCAACCCAATAATTATAACCAAGACTACTGTATCTATCCTTACGTTCCCCAGATTGTTCCTCGATCTTTACATTATTCCCGTTTATCTTACTGTTCAGTTTTATTAATTCGTAAATGAGAAGAGTTGTTTGGATATATGGCATTTTCTTATCAGTTTGTTCATAAATAGATAGTCTTGAAAATCCTTTGATTTTATCTCTTAATATTTCTTCAGCTTCAAATTCAGATACTAACAAATTGATTTTCCCATTCTTAAAGCCAGCTCTTAGCATCGTACACATTTCATTATTGAACGCCTGCGTGGCTTTGATAGACCATACAACTTTTGGAGCATTTTTAACTTTACAGCGTTCTTCCATATCTTTATTGTTACAGCAGGAGAGAGCACTGAATGTTTCTCCTGTATCTGGGTCTAACTGGTCTTTAATAATAAAGTCATAAACACCCAAGCCGACACCGTTTGTATCAATAGCAATATCAGTACACTTCATAGAGTAATATAATCGCATTACTATCAATCCCAGTTCATCGGTAGTTAGTCCTTCATGATTTTCTGCATAAACAATATTTGAGATATAATTGTTGTTTCCTGTAGGAATGCAACTATTGATCATGATTGAACTTGCGTCATTATTCTTTTTCTTCTTAGAAGCCATCAAAGCAATATCAACAGATAAAATACGCCTTTCATTTATTACTAAATCAGGAACTTTATATTTTGAAGACGGAGGATACATTGCTGTTTTAAGTTTTCTGCGTTTCGAAACATCATCAAAAGAGAAAAAAGCATCACCAGTATCACCATACCAGAAGCATCCCATTTCCATAGAAAATTTCGTCTCATCAAAATCGGCTTCAGACATTTCATCCTCAACCTGTTCTCTGGACAGAAGATTTTCTTTAATAGCAATTTGATAGGGGAGTCCACATATAAAATACTTTTTCGTAGCATCAAGAAAGTTCACAACATATGCTTTTGCTTTGTCAAAACTCCAGTGCGACTTGTACCAGCAACTTGACATGTATATCTCTTTGTTACGTTCTGCAAGATGCTCATATTCTTTTTTGTTTAGATATCCGGGAGTACGAGGAGCAGTCAAGAATTTTCTAAGAACAGTATTAATTACATCTAAATCAACCATTCTAAACTCATCAACAATCAAGATATTTGCTCTGGCTCCACGCCCGTTGTCGGAAGCAGTAACAACCCTAATCCATGAACCGTTTTTAAATTCTATAATGGCATTATTCTGACCTACTGATTTATTTGATATCTCATTATTCAGTAAATCAGATCCCCAGTCATAATTTTTACAGAAATCATCCGTAATTTTCAGGAGAACCTCATTAGCCTGAACACGGGTAGAACTTGCGACACATATTTTTGTTCCTGGGAACAGGATACACCTAACAACACAAAAAAGAGCCGTGAGCCAAGTTTTACCCAAGCCACGACTAGCACAAAACATAAAGTAGTTATTAAGCATCATTGCATACAGCAATATTTTCTGAAATAATTTTAAGTGTATATTGAGATAGTCTTTACAGAATCTTTGAGGATTTTTACGGTAGAATGCTCCCCAATAAGCGACTCCGTTCATCATTCTTTCCGCTTTTTCGTTAGCAACTTCTTTGGTAGTCATTTTGCGACTTTCAGCCATATAATCGCCTACTCATCATCTGTTTGGCTACCGAAGATAGCATCAAACAATGCTTCGTTATCTTCGTCACCTTCATATTCTGGACGCTCTACAGTGTATTTCTTAATAAATTTATTGTAGAGATTTGATAATCCATTTTTTAGTCCCATCATTTTTGCTAAGTGTCCACGGAAGAATACATCTATATATAAACCAAGCTTATCAACATCTTTTAATTCTTCGTCTATCTCTGGTAAAGGTCTTTCGTTTTCCCATTTTGCTAATAAAGTACCGAAAGTCTGAGCATCAGAAAGGGCATCTAAATTATTCTGTTTTGGTTTGAGATTTGCAGTATCGAGATAATCCTGAAATGTCTTGTCTAAGTCTTTTGTATCTAATTCTAAACGATTTGCTTTTAAAATCTCCAATTGCTTAAAACAGATGCGTTTAAAAACTTCTTCTTGTGCCTTTGTTTTACATTCGCATCTAGTAGTCCAATCTGTATACTGATCCTGAAGATATTGATAGTCATCATCTGAAAATCCTGTACCGAAGAATTTTACAGTTTTCAATTTGGTTTTTTTATCATCTTTTACATCATCAAGAGTTTCAATAACACCTTCCTTACGCTCTTCATCAAGAGTTGTGTCAAAGGTTTTCCCTTTATATTGCGTTAAATTAGCACGAGATACATAAGTATGTATTCTGGAGCGATTTTTTGTAATCTTTCTACTTGCGTTCAAAAGACTGACATTATAATAAATATCAAACTTTTCGCAGATCCTTCTTATAGCAGCGTCCTCATCATTTCCGTATGCTTCTGTATAATGAGAGAACATTCTGTCTAAGCAACGCTTACAGATAGGCAGATGATAATCCCAGCCAGCATACATTTCACTTTGAGAAGCTGGGAAATTATCATCTAATTTTTTATATGGAGTTCCACAAGTAGGGCACTTATAAAAAGTTGGTTCATCTTCTTTAGAATATTTTATTTTCTGAATTTCTGTATTTTTAGACGGTGCAGTAGTAGCAACACGTCTGTTTGACTTTGCTTGTGCCATAAGCACCATCCTTTCATTTCAAAATTTTGTTCAAATAAAAAAGACAGCCGTGATGACTGCCTGAAAACACATAGAGAGAATCGGACTCTCATTATTCGAGTGGTAATCGAAGGTCTTATCGTTAGACGATATGTATTGCCATAACTTTGTATAGAATTAAATACATTAAAAAATATTGACATAAAAAGGTAATAAAGATAAAATAATACGACACATGTATTTTCATAATTCTAATAATTTCATATATAAAATTATTTTTTGATAAAATATATCTAGACAAGTTATAAAGTTTAATTTGGAAAAGGAGGTGATATATTTTGAATAAACGTATAAAATAATAATTGCTACCATATCCGCATTGGGAGGCGGTGGCTTTATTTTTAATATATTGTTAAAAATATTTACTTATATTAAAAATCAATACAATGAGGATAAATTCTATGGTTTGATATTAATAATAATTTTTGCCTTATTTATTCTTGTAATGTGTATATGTTTTGTAAAGCCTATTATAGAGTGGTGTTTTATAAACATATTACATAAACGAGAAATAGATAAAGGAGATGGTGAAATAAAAATTGCAAGAAATCAAACAAAAAAAATAATTGATTATTATATAGCAAGTAAAAAAAGTAAAAAGAATATAAATGAGGAAAAGATTAATGAATTAATAGAAGAATTAAAAAATATGAAAGAGGAATAAAAATGGATGAAGTAGTTATATAGGCAGATATATTATATTGATTAGATATATCTGCCTATTTTTTATACAAACATTTTTAATATATAAAACCCAATGAAACAATTCTTTTAAAAAAACAAATTTTTTGTTTACATTAATTGGAAAAATGGTATAATATAGTTGGGTGGAATAGTTATTCAAAAGATAACTGAATCAAAGGGTGCCAGATGGAATACAGTTGAAAATACGGTCGCCAACGGGTGTATGCCTGAGCCTTACTTACTAAATAAATAAAAGGAGGTAAGGCGTATGAAAAAGTTTACCAAATTGTTGGAAAATCTTTCAATATTTTTGTTAACTCTATCACTTGTATATGCCATAATGCATATGTTTTAAATTGTATGAAGTCTGGTGAGGAATAATAAATCTTTATGATTTTTATATAAACTGAGCAACTTATTTGTTGCTCAGTTTTATATATCCATTGAAATGCTTATTTAATACAAAAAAAGAGTCGTCAAAATTGGCGACTCTATCTTTTTCGATTAATTGGCTGTATACCTTCTTTTCTGGAATTATGCGTTTGATTCTGATTTTCAGGCGTAACCTTTTGAGTTATACTATTAAATTTATCATGGTTCTTTTGTTCCTGAATTTGCTCCAGATCTTTCTTGTTCATATCTATCACCTCATGGATAGTATGTTTATAATTTGATATAATATTCGGGAAATATATAATACAACCACTTTTCTGTCACGTTTCCAATAATTTGCTTTATGGATGGAAGGATGCCTGGTAAATACCCAATAAGTAGCGAAAGCAGACCACCCCTTATAATCATAACATCCTTACATCTCAAGTATGTAAGCGTATTCTATTTATCTTGCGTTTGTAGAACTATGGTCATTTCCTACCAATATGCACAGGTTTTCATGTGCTAGAATTCCGAAAAATTCTACCGCTATCAATGTGTCTGACAGGACTTGAACCTGCAACTTATCGGTTAAAAGCCGATTACGCTACCAGTTGCGCCACAGATACAAAAAAATAGAGTGGTATTTGATTGGTTCTTTCTGAACTTTGGGTATTCGCATATTCTTAGATTTAGCTACAAGCACCAAATTGGCTTAGTAGATCAAAATGAGAATAATGGAGTCGCCCAAGCATCAGAAAGAACCATTTGATTCTACTCCCCTGAATCTTATACAGAAATAATAGTTTCTCCCTCAAAGGCAGGTGCTTTCTTTCGTACTTCATTCATAATTTCTCGCATAGCATCACACACAACTTGTGCAAATACCAAACAATAGCTTTGAGCAACAAGCTCTTTTGTGGTTAATACCTTTTCGTCTACTGCAGATGGAGAGATTTTTGTGTAATCATATTTATAATGTGCATCAAAATTCTCATCGATAGGCAACTCTTTATTTGATAGTGCTGGCAATGTTACAGTAACTATGGCTTCATTATCTGCTTCGCTGTCTGCAATTACAGGAACAGTACCATCGATTTTTACATTCTTTGTAAATTTTAGATTTCTGTATGCTAATTTTACAGGAAAATTTTCAAGTAATTCTCGTTCCTCTAATTCACTAAGCTGTTCCGATCCAAATGCATCGATGGTAACACTGGTGGAAAATATATTATTGTCAATATTGTTTGTAACCTTTAAATCCATTTATTTGGCTCCTTTCTGTAATTCCTTTAGTTGATTTCTGATAATAGTCAATGTTTTAATCAATGTGTTAAGTTTATCTAAATCAAGGCTCCCATGTAACTCTGTATTATCTGTAATCTTATCTTCCATACTCATAATGAGAGAAGTAGATTCAGGATTATATTTTAACTTCAAAACTATATCTGTTAACAATTCGAATGTAACCTCATCAGCTATTGAGTTAAGAAAATCTGAATATTTCATGTATACTTCTGACATACTGTTCACCAACTTTCTGTTATATATTCTCATATTTTGTTTAACTGGCTAGACAGGGATCGAACCTGCGACAGTCTGATTAACAGTCAGATGCTCTACCATCTGAGCTACTAGCCAATGAAAATAGGAGAGTGTTAAAAAACTCTCCTGAAATAACCACATAATATTGGCAGATTGATGGTCTGCTGCGGATTGTTTATCAGGCAACCAACATAAAATCAATATATATGTGTTATACAGCATAAAGCGTACCACTAGCTGTGATTGGACTCCGGATGTCCAGTTTTAATAGACTTGCTATTCGCTCATTAACCTCTCAACACTTTCCTTATCAGTTGTCAGCCTGTTATAGTTTTTTTGTTACTATTTATTTGACAATATATGGGATATTTTGTAGAATAATATATGCAAGCAGCATCCACGTTTTATTTTGGCTAGATAAGATGGAGGCGGTTGAGTCACGTCAGGACAGCAATGTTCTGTTTATCGGATAGATACCCTTGCTAAGAAAGGAGGGTGATAAAGAAGTGACATTTTGTGAATTACTAATTTTTACTTTAGTAACTGGCATTGTTAGCGGAGTAATCTCTGCGTACATAGTCAGATTTCTTGATAAAAGACGCAAAAATGACCGCCACTCGCCAAAGCACGGTCATTAATGCGTTAATGAATTCAATTTATTAGCCATTTTTGATTATTTGGCTCAAACCATCTAACGGATGCTGTTTTGCATTTTTATATAAAGTCTTTTCTATACTCATTATCTTAAACCAAATTTACCGTGGTGTCAATAAATTTACTTTTCATATAGTTTCATACTGTTTCATATCGTGCTATATTGTCATATAGTATATCACAATATAAAGAATAATTTCACTTGAAATTGGAGATTTATTGGGTTATTCAGAAAATCCAAACATTTCATTAATTGTATCATCAGAGTGATCCTTTAGATAAGATTGTGTGGTGCTAACGTCAGAGTGATGTGCAAACACTTGTACTTGTTCTAATGGATATTTTCTAATGTTTCCATTTTCATCTACTAAACGTGTGTCTGTCCCTTGTGCTAAACATTCTAGTCTGCTATGTCTCATGGTATGCGGAAAGATATTACATTCTTCTCCACGAACTTCTGATAATATTTTAGAAATAGAACAGACCCTATCATATAATGCATCTCCAGTAATCGGTTGTTTATTACTTCCAGAACCTTTAATCCATAATGAATCTATATTGTCTTCCCCACGTTCTTGCAAATATTGTTTTATTAATTCTTTTGTATCATCAAGATAAACCAAGCAGAATTTCTTTCCTCGTTTGCCAACAACGATATTTGTTTTATTTCCATCAATTAGTCCATGCTTTTCAATTTGAAACAATTCATTGCGCCTTCCGGCAGAATCAAATCCAATAGACCATAACACAGCATCTTGTAATCGTCCACGTTCTATTAAAATATCTCTTACTTTGATAAATTCATCAAAAGTAAAGAAGAAGTCATCTTCATCATCTTTAACAGGTTTCTTTGGAAGTCCAGCAACTTTTTTGGAGTAATTTACCTCATAATTATAATCATCATCTTCCTCACAAAAAGTCAATAGGCTATTACAAGCACTCTTTAACCTATTTACTCTTGCTGCTGACATTTTACACTCTTCCGAAAAATATAAACTAAGTCCACGGAAATCTTTCTTTTTTAATTCAAGAATAGAGCGATTATCTAATTCTTTTAGTATGTATATCATTATGATCCGTAAATCATTGTGGTACCCATTAATCGTTCCTTTTGACTTTTGCCTCTGTTTATATTCAGCGAGAAAGTCATCAATGATTCTTTTGTTTTCCCTATTTACTTGATTCCATAATTCAGGAGTGTAAAAGTTATTGTATATTCGACCTCTAGCCATTAAATCTCACTTCCTTCCGTTCACTAAGTAACCAGCCTCATCACTGGTAGGTAGCCACTTTCACCGCCCACATAATCTCTATAAAACTTACTTATGTAATTCGTCTAACTCCTTTAAAATTTCTCTAACTTCTGATTCATATAATTTTACACAACAAGTATATAAATCATCTATATATCCAAATTTTTCAGCGTAACGAATTGTTGTAAGTTGATTTTTCTTCTTTATCTGTTTTTCGTTATAATTCTCACATTTCATTTTTAAATCTGTATGAAAATTTTCACGAAAACATTTATATAATTCAT